TCAATGAATGAGATTTGAGTTTCTGATTCTGATTCTGATTTAACTTGTATTCTCAAATATATTTGAAGATGAAATATATTTGAAGTGTAGAATAATAATTTGAATGAATCAATGAATGAGATTTGAGATTCTGATTCCAAACAATCAATGAATGAGATTTGAGATTCTGATTTCAAACAATCAATGAATGAGATTTGAGATTCTGATTTCAAACAATCAATGAATGAGATTTGAGATTCTGATTTCAAACAATCAATGAATGAGATTTGAGATTCTGATTTCAAACAATCAATGAATGAGATTTGAGTTTCTGATTCTGATTCTGATTTAACTTGTATTCTCAAATATATTTGAAGATGAAATATATTTGAAGTGTAGAATAATAATTTGAATGAATCAATGAATGAGATTTGAGTTTCTGATTCTGATTCTGATTCCAAACAATCAATGAATGAGATTTGAGATTCTGATTTCAAACAATCAATGAATGAGATTTGAGATTCTGATTTCAACAATAATACATTGGATTTGTTTGTGTTGTTAATATTTCTGATTTAACTTGTATTCTCAAATATATTTGAAGTATAGAATAATAATTTGAAATCAATTAATGAATAAAATGTAAGTTTCAAACAATGCACACACATTCTTCAAATATATTTGACACAAGAACTTCAATCCATAAAACTTCAATATATTTTCTATCGAGTTTCATCATTCAATGAATAAGCATTGTCTCCATCTTCATGTATTTTTTTTCCAATATGAATAGAAAAAATTCCAGGTAAAAACGCACTTACATATTTCTCAGAATATTTAACACCATAAAAAAATTCAAATCCAGAAACATCATCAATTCTACCAATTTTCTCATACACTGATGTTCGAATCAATCCAGGTCTCAATGAAAAATGAGGCCAGTGACATGATGAACGTGCTTTGGGTCTATCTTCTTCATTTTCAATGTACGAATGAATAAAATATGACATTCTTTCTTTTGTATAATTTCTCTCAGATCCAACAAGTGAAACACCATCACCATCTTCCGCATAGTTACGATTGATCAAACATTGTCCAACTTTTTCATTTGAATTCAAAACATTCAACATTCTTTGAATATAAAAATCTTGATAAACGAACAACCAATCATCTTCCATTTGAAAGTGATAATCATAGTTTTTCGCAATGTCAAGGATAATGTTCAAACTCTTTGCATGTCCTTTTTGATCTTCTGTTTTGAAAATAAATTCAATAAATGGATACGTCTCACACATCCAATCACGATCTTCTTTACTTGAATTATCATCAACACATAACCATTTTGTAATTTTACTAATATCTAAACAACAATTTAAGAAACTATTCATTGATTTTTCAAATAAATCTCTTCTTTTGCATGTGGTAATTGAAAATAAAATTTTTGATCCAATATTCAAATTATTCAATGAGATTTCTGATTTAACTTCATTTGCGTTCAAATTAGCAACGATTTTATCTGGATATTCAACATATTTTTCTCCAATTTTATCAACAGAATACCTTGAGTTTTCATACATTCTTTTGAATGTTTCATCGTTACACTCACATCCATATAATCCCTGCCAAATAGTGTTCAATGATTCTATTGGATTATTTTCATAATAATATGCAAGAGAAAGTAGATCATATAAATTTACATTTCTATTTATTTTATTCAAGTAATGAGTTCCAATAGCAATGGTTATTGAATAAAGTTTATTAACATTACATTCATGCATGATTTTAACCACATCTTGATCAGGATTTGAAATGTATTTTTGACAAAGTTGTTCGAGTGTGGTTGACATATCAATCGAAGTCATTTTATTCTTTATTTTGATATGTTAAAATAAAGAATCAATCACAAGATAAATCAGAAAGAATCATAGGAGAAATGGGAAATCAAATGACGATTCTTTATTTTTCACTGTTAGACGATGATGTTGAGGTACACTCAAAAATAAAATCTAAACATTTAGTTCATAATTCTGTGATACAAATATATGAAACAAGAAAAAATGTAGAACCACTGATATCTTTTCTTGAAACAAAAAAAATCGACAAATTAACTTCAATTGAAAAAATAAATCTTATTTTCTTACTTTATGATGTGTTGATTGATGATTCATCAATAATTCAAAATTTGATTCGTAAAGTCAAAGATAAGCTTATCTTTGATAAATCACATCTCGTACGGTTGATTCAAATTCCTTATTTTTGTTCTTATCTTTGTAACACACTGTCGGATGTAAAAAAATATATTATGTTGAACAAAGGAATTTGTTCATCGTTATTACACAGATACATTGAATTGAATGGAAATTTATCAGATATAATTAAATATGAATTAATCACATCTGGATCTGGTCTTTTATCAATTCAATCTACATATAAACTTGATGATATATATCGTTTATCGTTTTACACTAGTGTTCAATTTATGAATGTTTCTTGTAAAACAATAGAAACAAATAATGTAAATTTAAAATTATTTGTTAGATTTGATGAAGATGCAGTAGTTTGTGTCGAAGGAAGATTTGAAAAAAGAAAAATATTTGAATCAAGTTTTATTTCTATTTTTATTTCAAAAATAATAATAGAAAATGTTTGTGAGAGAGAAATAAACAGATTTTATGTTGATAAAATTATTTTTGATAGAGTGGTTCGATTAAAAATAGTTGATTGTCAACTCTAATAATTGATTGATAAAAAAATCACATTATGTTTCACAACACAAAGATATAATAGCAAAATGAAACTCGAATCAAAATCAATTTTTCTTGGGTTTTACAGAGCTTTTTTCAAAGATTATTGTGAGTTTGTGTCTAATGTTAACAAAGAATTGTACAAGACACAAAATAGAAATGGTGATTCAATGACAATTGAAGCATATCCTATTGTTACAAACATGATTCCTTTGGTAGGTCTCATGACTCTTGTGAATGGAAAAAACAAAGAAATGTTTTCAAAAGGAGAAGATATCAATAGAATCTTTAGAAAATTTGTTTTCAAACAAGAAGAGATCGCATATCTTGTTTCTTTTGGAATGCCAAAGCCAGATTCACATATCAATGAAATATTGACTAATGAAGCAAGGTTGTGCGCGAAAGAAAATGAAGAATTTCCAATGAAACTATATGATTATCTGGGTATTTTTTATGACGAAGATGAATTTAGATCAAAATATCATTTCTTTGTACATGGATGGAAAGCTTCATTGAATGATTCAAAAAATTCATTGTACATGTGTTCGAGATATTTTGTTTCTTATGATAAAATCGGATGTTGTTTGTCAGATGAAAAACTCTTAGTTTTTACTCATAGCGGATCAAAAGGTAAATTTTACAACAAAGAAAAAAATCAAAGAATTCATCTCATGAAATATCAAAGATTTCGACGTGTAGTGAAGAAAAAACAAAACTTAATTTACTTTGATATTTTTTTGAGATTCTCAGATAAAATTCAAGAGCTTCTTTGTAACATGGATGAAGAGAATATGATTGATGGTATTCGTCAGATTTCAAACATCGAAAGAAATTCAAAACTTCGCTTGATTGGTTAAACTATTTGATAATCAAATAATCAAATGATAAAACTAATTAATCATTAAATAATGATTAATTAACAGAAATATATACAAATTTATATTTTTTCGATCACATCATATACAAATTTATACAACAGAAACACAATAGAAATGCATTATAATTTCTTTGTTCCTTTTGTTCTAACAAAGTTTTGAATATGATATCGAATATAATCAGGAAAACTATCTATACAATCCTTAAGTGATTTACAATTAATTGAATCTATTTGATCTGATTTTGATTTGATAGATCCAACAAATGGAATTTTATCAACTTCAACCATCAGTATACCACTCAAATTTACCATATCAACATTATATCGAAATGAAGGATAATACCTTGATGTTACAATGTGAAACATCCATTTATTTTTCTTTCTATCCAACAATATACAATATTCTTTGTCATTCAATATAAACTCTGATTCTTCGCTTATCTCTCGAAACATCGAATCATACATGTCGCCATCTTGATCAACAAAGCCACCAAATGGTAATGGAAAATCTTCTCGTTGTGCGTAACAAAGATAAAAATCAAAGAAATTCCTATTTTTTACTCGAAATAAAACCCAAGAATAAACTTTAATGATCGATGTTGCCATTGGAGGTATTTCCACCACTTGATTGATTTTATTGAATTGTATGTTTCTTTTATTTTTTACTTTTGTAACATCAATGGTATATTTATTTTCATAGTTACTCAAAAATGAATAACAACTCACCATTGATACAGGGAGTATAAGTATTAAACATGAATAATCCTTTGATTCATATAATGGAAGTACTTCATTTTCGAATGATTCACGCAACAAATTTGCATCTGTTACATCTTCATTCGCAGTTACAATCAATTCGTTGTATTTGTTATTTTCATTTATATTAATCAGACTCATAGTACCTCAAGAATAAACAGAATAAAAAGATAAGAAGTTAATATTGTTATTGGTTGGAAAGAATGGTATATCTTTTCAATTTGAACAAACCCAAGTGAGAATAACAAAAGAAGGAAATTAAACAAGAGTAGTATTCTTGGCACTTTTGAAAAGAAATATTTTGCAATAAATGCGATACACAAAGTTAATTTAAATAAGACTAAAATTATATCTTCATGATTCATTTTTTATTTTGGAGCATAAAAAATGAATTGAGTGTTTATTGATTAAATTCTTAAACCAATAGTGTGTTTTTTATTGGTTTAAGGTAAGATGGTTTTTGTTGGTCGAAATGACCTTTTTTGTGAAATCAGTACTCGTAGATCATTGTGTAGATCTGTTGAGCACCACGAGTCTTGTTTCTTGTTGTTCGTCCTCCTGGAGAGTTCTTTCTCTTTGGAATTTGTCTCATTTCAATGACATAATCCTCATTAAGGATAATTTCAGACCCATCATCTGAAATGGGTGTATCATTGAAACAAGAGTTCTCACTGTCATACAGGAACAATCTCTTTCTTTCGACTTTAAAAGCAAAGGACGAATTTCGAGTTGAAATCTCAAAGTTTACATACTCGACGGTTTGGTGACTTGAAAGGACTGAGATGCTCAGGGGCATCGAAAGACCAGGTAAAAAGAAAGAATGACAGAAATTCTTATTTCTATCAAACTCATAGATACCGTAGGTTGAACTGTTCAGTGAAACATCGTGCATGCAAAGAGTGACATCAGGGTTTCGATAGCAACACAGTGGAGCCTTCGAAGTTACTTCCATACCTTTTCTTATCCATGTGACATCGATTATTTTTTCGTAGTTGTCAAAGGTAAGATTAGTAGGAAAAACTTGTTTGGTTCCACTGCTGTTGTTCGAGAATCTCTTCATAGAAAGTTCTTTGATTTCACTCATCGTAGTGTTAATCGGTTCATTTTTGTTTTTTAAAGAGTCATTTTTTATATTATTCCTATTTTTCTTTGTAATAAACTAGAGTAAGAAAAAACTGAAACAAGAAAGGATCACCACAATACACAAATGTCACATGCTAGTGTCTATCGTTCTTTGCTCGAAGGAACATTCGATGTTCGTAAAACAACCATTGACAGCGAAGTTTTAGTTTCATTGATTGAACATCTCATGTCAAACGAAGAAAAATTACCTTATTCATCGCTCATAAATTTAATTTATAGTGGTGTTATAAGGAGATATGAAGCTATTCAATTGATTTTAGTTTCAAACTGTGATCATCTCTCACTTCTAAAATTGGTGAATGAATTTATTCCTTTTACTTCTTTTCGTTTTTTATCATCGATACCACCAGAACCAGATGTCATTGAATACATAGCGAATGAAATGAAATATGACTATGGAATCGTTCAAAATCAACTGAATAGAGGAACATTAGAAAATCTACCTACTTCTTATTTACATAAACTACTATCAAAAGTTAATTTGAGACACATCACTGCAACTATTATACGTCAGCTTGTTTTGCGTGGTGAAGAATTAGATCCAACTTTTATTTTGAGTAAGTGTCACCCAACTTGGATTGATGTTTTTTACATTAAAAATGAGAATCATTTTCAAACTTTGGTATCAAGTGTTAAACCTACGTTGATATCATTTACTTGGAAAGGTTCATCGAATATTTTAGATTTCATGAAAGAACGTTTGATTTATGCGAAAAACTTGAATCACGTTTGTATCATGTCAGATATTGATTTTGATGAAAGTAACGTAGATAAATTTATTGATTTAATGCCATTGTTTGACATTCGAAGATATGAAAAAGTATATATTTGGTTTATTTTGAATATGAGAATCTCTTTCGTTCCAACAAAGAAATGTTGGAAATCATTGATTCGATGGATGATACTGAATGAAACAGATATCAAGACAAGAACCATTGTGCTCCAAAGAATAATTAATGTAATAAAACCTGAGAGTCCTCAAGGAATATTTGATGTTTATGGAGATGAAATTTCATTTGATGAAATGCTTATCTTGAACTTTCATGGATTGTTAGATAATTTATCTGAATATCCAAATATTTATGGTTTATATTCGAATCGAAGTTCAATAATGTTGTTGAGTAAAAAACATTTGAAAAATAGAGAATTTATGAAAAAAATAGCTGAAGGAGCATTTTATGCAGGTTGTTTCAAAGAATTCTCTCACATTACTGATGTTTATCCAATGGAATTTATGATTAATATTTCAGATAAAATAATTATATCTGATTCTGATGTGGATGATTTGTTTGGTTCTCTCAATCTATTGAAATCATGTGAAAAATTAAATTGTAATGCATTAAAACTTATTTCTCATATTACTAGCGATGAAGAAAGATCATTTTCTTCAGTCAATTCACTAATAATGAGAAAAATAGATCCTGAAAGAATATCGGGGTTTTTCTTTGATCTTGAAAAAGATCATAAGTTGTTCAAGAGAATCATGAACATGTTTCGTGAACGTATGATGGATCCATTAATCAAAGTTGAATATTCCGTTTGGTTTGCCAAGTTGTTTAAGAATGAATCTTTGAGAAATAATTTTATTCGAAGTACAATGAAGGTAAAAGAAAGTTATCTGAAAGATTTTTTGTTTGGTTTACTTCGATAGGATTTTTGAATTTTAATTGACAAGTAATTATGAGTTGATTTAATTTGATTTAATTTGATTTAATTTGATTTAATTTGATTAAATCAAATTAGTTTAATAATACCACTTTTATGGTATTATTGTTTTTTTCTTTTTATTTGTTTTTTCTTTTTATTTGTTTTTTCTTTTTATTTGTGGTTCTTGGGATCACTTGTGTCTAATGAATTCAGACAAAGGATTCTTGGATCTTTTTGGAGATCGAAAAACACCATCTTTTTTTGCTTGAATCTTCTTTGTTGCTCGAATATAATGATTCAAAGCATCGTGATACATTGGAATTGAGTTTTTACATTCAATTCCATCAATCACAAAGAAAGGATGAGAATCAACAAAGGTTTTGCAATTCTCCTTGTTTTCAAACAAAAATGTCACAGCTGATGCTCCAGGTTTGTAGAGAACCTTTGATGGTTGAAGAACCATACTTGAACGAATTCTTTCAATTTCTCTCGTCATGTCTTTCTTGTAAAATCGATAGAGAGTCAAAGTGCATGATTTCCCATATTTACATGAGAACTCACGGTGTTCCTTGTTGTTGTTCCATCGGTTGTACGTTGTAACAAGGGGATGATCCGAGTTATGTTTTTTCATGAACTCCGTTGAACACTTCTGAAAGAACTCGTACTTTCCTTCTTCTCCATACAATTGAACTGCTTTTTCCGCATCTCGTTGTTCGGTAAAACAAACGAATCCGTATCCCTTGAATTCCTCTGAACCAGAATTGGTTGGAAACGAGAGATAAAAAACAGATCCAATTGTTCTTTCGAAGAATTCTCGAATTTGATTGAGTGTCTCCAATTGTTTCGGAAGAACATCAACAAAAACTGTGTGTTTTGGCATGTTTTCTTCTTTGACCTTTGATTCAGGGAAACTTTCGATACAAACGTAATTCTCATCTTCAGAGATGAACGGTTGAACCTCAAAGTTTTTCGAATGAATCAGTTCAATGAACAAATCCTTTGTACACTCGTTCTTTTTCATACCTTCAAAATCAAGGATCTTTTCAATTGGACATTGAAAGTAATTTTTCTCTTGGTTTTTTGAAAACAAAGACTGAAAGAATTTGTTTCCGATACCAAAGCCACAAACATGACCGAAGGAAAAATAGTACTTCAAATAAGGAACAATCTTGTTCACGTCCATTGTTCGTTTTGCTATTTTGCGGATAAGGTAAATGATCTTAAGTTTTAGAATTAAAGCTTGAATTTAACTCAGGCTTGTTTTCTTTGGTTGAACTTGGTGTTACTTGTGCCTTCATGTAATTTGGATGATCATTTTTTGTTTTGATTTATGGATTTATTTGAGTTTTTGATTGATATGGTTTGATTGATGCTAATATTTTTAATTTAACTTGTATTCTCAAATATATTTGAATGAATCAATGAATGGGATGTAAGTTTCTGATTTGAGTTCCAAACAATCAATGAGTGAGATGTAAGTTTCTGATTTCAAACAATCAATATAAATCAAGTTATATTGATTGTTATTATTTCTGATTTAAATTATTATTCTCAAATATATTTGAAGATGAAATATATTTGAATGAATCAATGATGAGATTTGAGATTACAAATCAATGATGAGATTTGAGATTCTGATTTGAATGAATCAATGATGAAATTTGAGATTACAAATCAATGGATGAGATTTGAGATTCTGATTTGAATGAATCAATGAATGAGATTTGAGATTCTGATTTGAATGAATGAATGAATGAGATTTGAGTTTCATCAATGAATGAATGAGATTTGAGTTTCATCAATGAATGAATGAGATTTGAGATTCTGATTTGAATGAATCAATGAATGAGATTTGAGATTCTGATTTGAATGAATCAATGAATGAGATTTGAGATTCTGATTTGAATGAATGAATGAGATTTGAGATTCTGATTTGAATGAATGAATGAGATTTGAGTTTCATCAATGAATGAATGAGATTTGAGTTTCATCAATGAATGAATGAGATTTGAGATTCATCAATGAATGAATGAGATTTGAGATTCAAGTTTCAAACAATAATATAAATGAGTTTATATTATTGTTAATATTTCTGATTTAACTTTTATACTTCAGATATATCTGAAGTATAAAATAATTTAAAAATCATCAAGTCACATTTGAGATTCTAATTCCTAACAATAAACATCATACAATAATCTAAATTATTTCAAAACCAAAACAACCATTTTTCTCTCAAAATCAACCAACCATAATTCCTAATTCTTCAATTTTCTTCTTCTGTTTTACATCAAATTTAAAATTTAATTTTCTTACATTTCCTTCTTCCAAAGCTTCATAAAATTCATCAAATATTTTGATTGGAACCTTAATTCCACTCATATTTATTTCACGCAAAGATTTATTTTCTCTTAATCCATCAATTAATAGTTCTAATCCAATACTAGTTAATTTATTGTTACTAATGTCTAATTTTTTCAATGATTCTACTCGAGATAACATTGTACCAAATCTTTTCATTCCATCATTTGTAAACCTATTATCGCTCAAATTTAACACTTCTATATTCGAAGTTTCAACGATTCTTGCTATTGCAGCTAATCCACTATTACCAATCAAATTATTACTTAAATCAAGATGTTTAACCTTTGTTCCTCTTATTGCATACATTAAGACACTTGCACCTTTACTTCCTATTTTATTATTTCCAAAATCGATATAACCCAGTTTTTCATTTTCTTCGATATAAGATTTTATGATAATCATATCATTGTCATTCAATCCAACATTATTAAAAATTATTCTCTTTCTTTTTTTCTTTAATGCATCAATGATATCTGACACTACCATTTGATTTCAAATTAAAATAAAATTAATTTGAAATCTAGTTTTTACCTTCAATGAGTTGTTCAATTTTATCATTAAACCTATCAAGTAAAATCCTTGTTTTTCCATTCAATCCTTCGGGTATTTGAACGACATTCAATTCATACAGGGTTGCAACAACATTGTTTCTCTCATCAACAAGTTCGATTCCAACCAATGGGAACCTCTGATTATATTTTTCAATCAAAGAAATATCGGAAATACAAACTTTAATTGGTTTTTTACGATCACAACAAACACTTTGTCCGACTCCCATTTTCAGGGCATCAGATAACATATGAACAATCATTTTTTAAGTTCAATCAAGTTTGACATAAATTTTAAACTAGCAATTGCAGAAGGAGTAAAGTTTCTTGGATCTTGTTTTTCAATCAAACCAAGTTCCTGATATACTATTGACACTAACTCAGAACAAAACATCCAATTTGGTTTTATCAATAAGTCAACCCAAGAGCGAAGATATCTCATTGGTTTCCAAACTGCTGAAACTAAATCAATGGGATCAAAGTCATAAGATGTATATTGATATTTCGAATGAATTTCTTCGAGTTTATCGCTTATTTCTTTTGAATTTAATTCTATTATTTGATTACATGTCGCATACCAAATTATTCCTTTATAATTATTAACCACTGTGGTCAATTCTCTTATCTGACAACCAAAATGACTTCCATCGATCAAAGGATCTTCTTTTGATTTGACAGAAGAAGTAGATTCCCAAACATAAAGTTTATTTGGTTTCATTGGAACAGATGGTAAAATTGTAGCATCAATGATTAATCCAACATGAGATATTGGAGCGAACTCAGCAATTTCAATTATTTTTGATTCCAATGATTCACCTGAAAAAAATAAACAATCAAATGGTTTCATTTTACTATAAAAGATTATTCATAAAAAATCATTGATACAATGAATGTGAAAAGAAAAATAAAATTTCTTCATCGTTTGCGAGTTTCATCGACAGTTGTTCCTATCTCATACATCAATGAGATGGAAAGATATTTGAGTGGTACAAAATGTCTGGGTGTTTTTGGTGATATGTTATTTTCGATTCACCATGGTGAATCAAATAAAGTAAGAGAATTCATTGGTATTAAATCACCATGTGAAATAATGTTATTATATTCTTTGATGGAAAGAAAATATGGTATTTGTAAAATACTCATTGAATCAAGTAAAAAATATTCAACAGATATTTGTTTGTATCTGATTCAAAACTCAATATTTTCGTTGTTCGATCAATACTTAGATAAATTCTCTGAAGATATATCTGTATGTGATTGGAAACTTATGATAAAAAATTCAAAGGGTAATTTTACTTGTCTTCGATCGATACTAAAGTATGAAATTCCATTTTCTTTTTGTTTAATTGAATCACTATATGATGATAATTTTTATGAATTGTTTAAAAAAGCATATACTGTTGATTTTCGTTCTTTGTTGATTCAATATGTGAAAAATAGAGAATGTAACGAAAAAGAATTAATTCGAATTGTGTTAGTTGATCCAATAATTTTATGTTCGCTAAATGAAGTGCTTCAAACAAAATGTTGGAGTTATTGGATAGAAAGATATTATATGTGTGGTGAACTTGTTTTCTATGTTATTGAACGGATGAGTCCAGAATTAAGATTCGATTCTTTTGTAAAATTATATGATTTATGTTTGAAATATAATGTAATTTTTATTTTAAAATCATTCGAACCTGATTTGTGTGAATATATGAATATGATTGAGGATTAAAAATTGGTTTTTGTGTGAGATTTTTGAATGATTTTTATGTTATGTGATGTTAATCAAATGAAAAATAATTTAACTACTTAAGTAGTTAAATTAGAATGAAACTTAATTGGAGTAATGGAATGTTTAACGAGTTTAAAAACCAAGAGATACCTGATGAATGCATTGAACTTGATTTATCAAATAATGGTTTGACTATTGATCGTATTATTAAAAATTAACTTTAAAAATGTTAAAGTTTTAGATTTGAGATCCAATAAAATATCTGACATAACTAACTCTGATGTTAAAAATTTATCAGAGTTATATTTGATCAATAATCAAATAAAAGATGTGACTAACTTTGATGTGAAAAATCTATCAAAGTTATATTTGAATGGTAATAAAATATCTGACATATCTAAGTTTGATGTCAAAAATCTATCAGTGTTATATTTGAATAGTAATCAAATATCAGATGTGTCAAAGTTTGATCAAAAATATTTAACTACATTAGAACCATTCGAATTAAAAGATAAAAATAAAAGAAACAGAGAAATGTATTTTACTTTTCTTCTTTGTTTGAGCTCCAAAGGTTATTCAAAATCAATTCATCAATCAATGATACATTGATTAAATGAAAATTAATTTAACTACTCAAGTAGTTAAATTAAGAGAATAAATGAAACTTAATTGGAGTCAAATCTATAGAACCCTTGAAAACAAAGAAATACCTGAAGAATGTGTTGAATTAGATTTATCATATAATAATCTTACTTCAGAAGATATATTAAAAATTAATTTTAAAAATTTATCAAAGTTATATTTGAGTTTTAATCAAATATCTGATATTTCAAATTTTAACGTAAAGAATCTATCAGAGTTAAATTTGGGATATAATAGAATATCTGATATATCTAAGTTTGATGTGCAAAATCTATCAGAGTTAATTTTGGGATATAATCAAATATCTGATATTTCAAAGTTTGATGTCAAAAATTTATCAGAGTTATATTTGAGTGGTAATCAAATATCTGATATTTCAAATTTTAACGTAAAGAATCTATCAGAGTTATATTTGAATGATAATAAAATATCTGACATTTCAGAGTTTAACGTACAAAATTTATCAGAGTTAGATTTGTATTGTAATCAAATATCTGATATATCTAATTTTGATGTCAAAAATTTATCAGAGTTATATTTGAGTGGTAATCAAATATCTGATATTTCAAATTTTAACGTAAAGAATCTATCAGAGTTATATTTGAATGATAATCAAATATCTGACATTTCAGAGTTTGATGTCAAAAATCTATCAGAATTAGATTTGTATTGTAATCAAATATCTGATATATCTAAGTTTGATCAGAAATACTTGACTTCTTGTCTCCCATTCGAATTAAAAGATCCAAACAAAAGAAACAGAGAAATGTATTTTACTTTTCTTCTTTGTTTGAACACCAAAGGTTATTCAAAATCAATTCATCAATCAATGTATCATTAATTAACTGAAAAATAATTTAACTACTTGAGTAGTTAAATTAAGAGAATAAATGAAACTTAATTGGAGTGAAATCTATAGAACCCTTGAAAACAAAGAAATACCTGAAGAATGTGTTGAATTAGATTTATCAGATAATAATCTTACTTCAGAAGATATATTAAAAATTAACTTTAAAAATGTTATGGTGTTAGATTTGAGTTTTAATCAAATATTTGATATTTCAGAGTTTAATGTACGAAATTTATCAGTGTTATATTTGAGTAATAATCAAATATCTGATATATCTAAGTTTGATGTCAAAAATTTATCAAAGTTATATTTGAGTGGTAATCAAATATCTGATATTTCAAATTTTAACGTAAAGAATCTATCAGAGTTATATTTGAATGATAATAAAATATCTGACATATCTAAGTTTGATGTCAAAAATCTATCAGAGTTATATTTGAGTAATAATCAAATATCTGATATAACTAACTTTGATGTGCAAAATCTATCAGAGTTAGATTTGTGTTATAATAGAATATCTGATATTTCAAAGTTTGATGTCAAAAATTTATCAGTGTTATATTTGAGAATGAATAGAATATCTGATATTTCAGAGTTTGATGTGCAAAATTTATCAGAGTTAGATTTGTGTTATAATAGAATATCTGATATTTCAAAGTTTGATGTGAAATACTTGAATTCTTGTCTCCCATTCGAATTAAAAGATAAAAATAAAAGAAACAGAGAAATGTATTTTACTTTTCTTCTTTGTTTGAGCTCCAAAGGTTATTCAAAATCAATTCATCAATCAATGTATCCTTAATTAACTGAAAATTAATTTAACTACTTGAGTAGTTAAATTAAGAGAATAAATGAAACTTAATTGGAGTGAAATCTATAGAACCCTTGAAAACAAAGAAATACCTGAAGAATGTTTTGAATTAGATTTATCAGATAATAATCTTACTTCAGAAGATATATTAAAAATTAACTTTAAAAATGTTATGGTGTTAAATTTGAGTTTTAATCAAATATTTGATATTTCAGAGTTTAATGTGCAAAATCTATCAGAGTTAGATTTGAGTGGTAATCAAATATCTGATATATCTAAGTTTGATGTCAAAAATTTATCAAAGTTATATTTGAGTAATAATCAAATATCTGATATATCTAAGTTTGATGTCAAAAATCTATCAGAATTAGATTTGAATTCTAACCAAATATCTGATATATCTAAGTTTGATGTTAAAAATCTATCAGAGTTAATTTTGGGATATAATAAAATATCTGACATTTCAGAGTTTAACGTACAAAATTTATCAGAGTTAGATTTGTATTGTAATCAAATATCTGATATTTCAAATTTTAACGTAAAGAATCTATCAGAGTTAATTTTGGGATATAATAAAATATCTGATATTTCAGAGTTTAACGTACAAAATTTATCAGAGTTATATTTGTATTGTAATCAAATATCTGATATATCTAAGTTTGATGTTAAAAATTTATCAGAGTTAGATTTGAGTTATAATAAAATATCTGATATATCTAAGTTTGATGTGAAATACTTGAATTCTTGTCTCCCATTTAAGTTAAAAGATCCAAATAAGAGAAACAGAGAAATGTATTTTATTTTTCTTCTTTGTTTGCAAATTAAAGGTTATTCGAAATCAATTCATCAATCAATGTATCCTTAATTAACTGAAACAAATGAAAAATAATTTAACTACATATGTAGTTAAATTAAAGAATGAAACTTGATTTGAGCAATGGAAGGTTTAAAAATATTAAAAACAAAGAGATACCTGATGAATGCATTGAACTTGATTTATCAAATAATAATTTGACTAAAGATGATATATTAAAAATTAACTTAAAAAATGTTAAAATATTATATTTGAGTAATAATCAAATATCAGATGTAGCTAACTTTGATATAAAAAATTTATCAGTGTTATATTTAAGTAATAATCAAATATCGAATGTGTCAGAGTTTGACGTAAAAAGTTTATCATATTTAAATTTGAATAGTAATCGAATAAAAAATATAACTAACTTTGATGTAAAGAATTTATCAGTATTATCTTTGAGTTGTAATAAAATATCTGATGTAAATAATTTTGATGTAAAGAATTTAATAGAGTTATATTTGTTTTATAATAGAATATCAAACGTATCTAATTTTGATACAAAGAATTTATTGATATTAAATTTGAATGCCAACAGAATATCAGATGTATCAAACTTTGATGTAAAGAATTTATTTATATTATGTTTATTTTCTAATGAAATAACTAATATAAATAATTTTGATGTGAAGAATTTATCAGAGTTATATTTGAATAACAATGAAATATCTGACGTATCAAACTTTGATGTAAAGAATTTATCAGAGTTATATTTGAATCACAATGAAATATCTGACGTATCAAACTTTGATCAAAAATACTTAACTAAATTAGAACCATTTGAGTTAAAAGATCCAAATAAGAGAAACAGAGAAATGTATTTTACTTTTCTTCTTTGTTTGAACACCAAAGGTTACTCAACTTCTGTTCATAAATCAATGTATCCTTAATTAACTGAAAAATAATTTAACTACTTGAGTAGTTAAATTAAGAGAATAAATGAAACTTAATTGGAGTCAAATCTATAGAACCCTTGAAAACAAAGAAATACCTGAAGAATGTTTTGAATTAGATTTATCAGATAATAATCTTACTTCAGAAGATATATTAAAAATTAACTTTAAAAATGTTATTGTTTTATATTTGAGTTATAATCAAATATCTGATATTTCAAATTTTAATGTGCAAAATTTATCAAAGTTATATTTGAGTAATAATCAAATATCCGACATATCTAAGTTCGATGTAAAAAATCTATCAAAGTTATATTTTTATTGTAATAAAATATCCGACATATCTAAGTTCGATGTAAAAAAGCTATCAGTGTTAGATTTGAGTTATAATCAAATATCTGATATAACTAACTTTGATGTAAAAAATCTATCAGTGTTAGATTTGAGTTATAATCAAATATCTGATATATCTAAGTTTGATGTCAAAAATCTATCAGAGTTAAATTTGTATTGCAATCAAATATCTGATATATCTAAGTTTGATGTCAAAAAGCTATCAGAGTTAATTTTGGGATATAATCAAATATCTGATATATCTAAGTTTGATGTCAAAAATTTATCAGTGTTATATTTGAGAATGAATAGAATATCTGATATATCTAAGTTTAACGTACAAAATTTATCAGTGTTATATTTGAATGGTAATAAAATATCTGATATAACTAAGTTTGATGTCAAAAATTTATCAGTGTTATATTTGAGTAATAATAGAATATCTGATATATCTAAGTTTGATCAGAAATACTTGACTTCTTGTCTCCCATTTGAGTTAAAAGATCCAAATAAGAG